GCTATACGGGCAGCAGGATCAATCCAACACTGACTTTGACGTTCTCATTGCGGAATTCAGCCCTGCTGCGCCATGGGATTCATCAGACTGGCAGAACGGAACAGACCTCGCTGCGCTGACCGATCTGGCCAGCATCAACACATCCAGCTTCAACGCATCTGGATACAACACCTTCACCAGCGCGGCATTGGCGACTGCGGTGGACGGCAAGGCAAGCTCGTTTCGAATTATCGTTTGGTCG